GGCCCCTAGAGGCCTCCCAGTGCTAGCAGACACACTCCATGCGCAGTGCATGAAGCCCTTCTGTTACCAAAATGCTGTAAGGAGTGGACTTTGGATGAAGACGTTGAAAACTCGGACGAAGGTTGTTCTTTCGCCTGAGTACCATTGGGGAATTCGGAGTTTGTTGTTACCTATCTTCAACTCCGATTTCGATTTCCATGGATCGCTTCATTCGACTCAGAAAACTGAGTCTGAAGGACATCGCTTTTCGAAATTAGAATCGAAAAGCAACGAGGATATTGGTGGCGAGTTCTTCTCGTCGATATGTACGTACAATGACAATTGTCCGTACATTAGTACTTGGGCTGGAGTCCCTGGAGATTCTTACTTCTTCAGGGGTAAGCTCTATCCTAAGTACTTTAATTCAGAAGACCCCTTGGAGCTTTTGAATCCGCTAGGTCAATCAGATCTTGCATCGATTGATTCTGCAGGCGCAACTGCTATCTCAAGGATTCTTCCCACCAATCCTGTAGCCGGTTTGTCAGTCACTTTCGGAGAATTCCGTGAGGGATTTCCAAAAATGATCGGCTCAGAACTATTCCGGAAAGGCAACTTCCTGAAGAAATCAGGTCAGGAGTGGCTTAATCTCCAGTTTGGTTTAATGCCCCTCATTTCGGACTTCAAACGATGGCTTCACGCATATCGTAAAGCTGATCTTATTTGGGATCAGTTTCTGCGTGATTCCGGTCGTCGAGTTCGCCGACGCTACTATTTCCCAAAGTCCATCGAGGTATTGGAATCTAGTGTGACCCCCGCTAGCCCAGTGGGGGCCGGCCACATTAATCCAGACCTCTGGCAAGGTGGAAACATGACGTTCGATCTCCATACAGAAATTGTTTTGGAGAGGAATCGTTGGTTTTCCGGAGCTTTCACTTACCATGCTGAATTTACAAAATCTCAGCAGAATGAGTGGAAGAAAGGCCTCCGCCGTCTCGAACACCTTTATGGTGCAAAAATTGACCTAAAGGCTATCTGGGACTTGGCACCTTGGAGCTGGGCCGCTGACTGGTTCGCAAATACTGGTGATATAATCACCAATATCACGCGATTCAGTGAGGATGGTCTCGTGATGCCGTACGGGTACATGATGGAGCTTTCCGTCAGAAAAGCCACGTACCGCATGAAGGATGTTACTCCTAAAGGATATAACATCCCTGATCTGACTCAGGTCCTTAACCATACGGTTAAGTATCGTCGTCAGGCCACGCCTTACGGCTTCGGGCTAAGCGAGGACTCGTTCACTCCTCGCCAATGGTCTATAATCGCTGCTTTGGGTTTATCCCGGGCTCGATAAGACCACTTCATCACTGCCACCGTCGCTCTTAGAGCGGCACAGTTAGGAGCAATTGCCATGAGTTTCGCCGATCCACAGAGCGTGACGATCAATGCAGTCGCGCAATCGATGCCGAGAACGGGTTCCGGTTTGAACTCCGGTACCTTTACTCAGGACGATGGGACCAATTCTCTATTGGTGAGTCACCAGTATGGGAAGAGGACCCGCCGGGTTATCCGGCTGAACGACAACAAGATCGCAGCAGACCCCTTCGACACCACTCGTAATGAGCGTGTATCGATGTCTGTCTCGCTCGTTGTCGACGTTCCCCCCCAAGGATACACTTTGACCGAAACCAAGTACGTCGTGGACGCCCTTGTGGCATACCTGACTGCTTCGTCTGGGTCTAAAGTGACTCAACTCCTTGGTGGAGAGAACTAGACAGTTACTCTCTGCCTTACAGGCGCAACTTTTGGCTTGGGATCTCTTACCTCTTAAAGGAGGAAGGATGAAAAGCCTAATGTTGCTCTGGCAAAAGATCTCCCAGGAAATGGGAGGTTGGTGTCAAACCAGCACTGATCGCGACCTTAAAACAGTTCGCGATCGAGTTGCACACGAGGGGATGTCGTTTTTAACGATTACCCTTCCACAATTCTCTGCAGACTTCCAAAAAAGTCTTGATCAGGGTTTTGTGGACTCTACTTCCTTCGCCGGTTTCAAGCGAAGAAGTGGTCTCCCGGTATTTCTATCGGGTTTCCTTAGTCGTGTGTTCTCCGTTGATGGTCGGTTGCTTCCTGAACCGTGCATCGACTCGATTCAATCTGTTAGGCAGTTAACACTGCTTTTCAGTAAAGTCGAAATTAAGTGTTCTCCTAAGAGGATACTTAATGCCTTTGCACAGTTCATGGAGTGTGAGCAGGATGTCCGAAGATACGATAAGCTCACTTCTCGGGATCAGCTTTTGCGCCTTAGGCGTATGGGCTCTATCCTGTTTGGTGATCTCTTCTCCAAAGTGGATCTTGCGATCTACAATGGTGATATTGTACCTCGTCATGGTCCTGGTTCTACTGCGGATCGCCTGATAGCGAATGCGAAGTATAACCAGAGAGTATGGACTCGCCGGTTGGAGGAACTATTTCCTTCTAGCGAATATCTATACCCTTCACACCGTTACTGGCGTGAGGCCCAACGTGTGGACATACTCGAACCTGGTATGGAGATACCCGTTAGGGTCATCTCTGTACCTAAGACGCTCAAGACCCCACGAATTATTGCGATTGAGCCTACTGCTATGCAATATATGCAGCAGGCCATTCTCGAAACTTTCGTGTCAGAAGTGCAGAAGGATTCACTCCTTTATGCCTTCCTTGGCTTTGATGATCAGATTACTAACCAGTCGATGGCACAGCAAGGTTCCTTGGACGGGAGTCTTGCTACCCTCGACTTGTCTGAAGCATCGGACCGGGTTTCGAATCAGCATGTACGTGAACTACTAAGTAATCATCCATGGCTTTTTAAGGCTGTGGATGCTACTCGTTCCCGGAAGGCTGATGTGCGTGGCTATGGCGTTATACGCCTCGCCAAGTTCGCGTCTATGGGTTCAGCTCTCTGCTTTGTCGTCGAGGCAATGGTCTTTTTGACCGTATGCTTCTTGGGCATTGAAGAGCAGCTCAACCGCCATCTTCGCCGCGATGAGATTGAATCTTATCGTGGCCGTGTGCGCGTCTATGGGGATGATATTGTTGTCCCCACAGATATGGTTGAATCCGTCGTACGGAACCTTGAAACTTTTGGGTTCAAGGTAAACCGGGCAAAATCCTTCTGGACTGGCAAGTTCAGAGAATCTTGTGGTAAGGAGTACTATGCCGGAAATGACGTGTCAATCGTCAAGGTACGGACAGTTCTCCCTGCACGACGGTCAGACGTTCGAGAATTGGTGTCGACTGTTGCACTCCGGAACAATCTTTTCAGCTCCGGTATGTGGCAGTCTGCCAGACACCTTGATGATCTTCTGGACAGGTTTTTGCATCTGCCCAGAGTGTCACCAACTTCTCCAAGTCTTGGTAAGCACTCCTTCCTTGGATACGACATCCATAAGATGGACGCTTCTACACATAGCCCCCTTGTAAAGGGCTATGCTGTTGTTCCAGCCATTCCTAAATCCATTTTGAATGGTCTGGGAGCCCTCTTGAAGTTCTTCTTGAAACGTGGGGATGAACCTCACGACAAGAAGCATCTTGAACGCTCTGGACGGCCTGCGTCCGTTGACATCAAACGCAGATGGATCCGTCCGTTCTAGAACGGATGGAGGGACACACGAACGTACTGTGTCTCGAAGGAGGGCCAAGCCCGTCCTTAG